TGATGCCAAAACTAAGGTACCGATTCCGGGTACTTTTTGAAAATTTTGGTGTAAGCAATCCACGCACAGAATTGACCAAACAAGTTATTAGCTTTGCTAGACCCAATCTCAGCTTCGAAGAGATCTTGTTGCCAATCTATAACAGCACTCTCAAGCTGGCCGGTAAACCCACATGGGCAGACACTACCTGCGAAATCAGAGACGATGCTTCGGGCGCTGTCAGTAGGCTGGTGGGCGAGCAGATCCAGAAACAGATGGACTTTCTGGAAATGTCATCGGCCGCTTCGGGTGCTGACTACAAGTTCCTTACCCGCTTTGAGATCCTCGATGGCGGTAATGGTGCTGAGGTACCGAACGTACTCGAGACCTGGGAACTGTATGGTTGCTATCTCAAGAGCGCGGATTATGGTGGCATGAACTACGGAGAAAGTGCTCCAGTCACCATCAACATGACCATCGCTTATGACAATGCCAATCAGGTGGGATCTGGTGTTGGTGTTGACACAGGTGCTGGCCGGACTCTTGGCAGCACAGTGACCAGCGTTGGTTGATTTCAAGATCCGGGGACGCTAGGATGAGCCTGCGTGATTATGCTCACGCCAGTAAAACCTTCCGGAGCTTTGGGTATGAGCTTAAACCCAAGTTTAAGTTCCTATTCCATGTAGTTTTTAACATCAATACGGCCGAGATCCCAGCACTCAAAGGAGTGCTGGGCAACGTTGATGTCAATGAAATCAGTCTTGTGGTCAAGACTGCAGAACTTCCCAAGTATACTGTAAACACAGAAACACTGAATCAGTACAACCGCAAGCGTGTGGTGCAGACCAAGATCAACTATGACCCTGTGACCATCACATTCCATGACGACGGCGGGGATTTGGTACGCAACATGTGGTACAACTACTACAGCTATTACTACAAAGATCCTAGCCAACAGTACGGTGTGCCTAACGCCACCAACGGCAGCTTGGGCGCATTGGCCAATCGTACCACTGGTTTTGGATATAACAGCCGCGATATCTATGCCAACGATCGTTTGGTCAACGACTGGGGCTACATCGGCGAAAGCATCACTGATGGTACCAGTTCGGCATCAGGCAAACCACCTTTTTTCAAAGACATCAGGATCTATGGATTTGACCCTGGTCATCAGTACAGCGAATATATCCTGATCAACCCGTTGATTACCAACTGGAGTCATGATACCTATGACTACAGTCAAGGCAATGGCCTCATGCAGCATTCCATGACCATTGCCTACGAAACAGTGAAATACTATCAAGGTTCGCCCAACACTGAGGTACCAGGCTTTGGTAGGATCAGTAGATACGATCGTAGACTCACAGGCGGACTCAGCGACGTTGGTACTATCTTTGACGTGCTGGACGATCTATGAGCCGGCAAGATCTGCAGAGCAAAGGTTTTCTTGGACAAATTGGTGCCACGCAGGCTCCCAGTGTGGCCTATGAGACCCGGCAAAAATCTGCTAGTTCAGTGATGAGCCAAAGCGTGGCTCTGGGCATCAATGCTGTACAACAAAGTTTGGCAGGCGCAGTGCGTGCGGCGGCCAACGCTGGAAACGGACAAATTTTTCCTGTGGCCAGCACTACCAGTCCGCAAGATCTACAGCGCATCCAAAATACCAATCGAAGTGGAGCTACAGTACGCCGATGAGCACAGTCAATCAAGTCAATCTCAATCAAGATCTCACTGTCAGAGTTTTCGACAGATTTTATTCCTACGAACAGTTTATACCCACCAACGAATATGATGCAGTTTACAGCTATTTCCAAAGTGTAATGACCACCAATCGAGCAGCTGGTAACTTTACTGTGAGTCTGTTCCGTGTGGCCAAAGAAACCGGAATTCCGGCCATGACCTTGTTGGAAGGATTTAAAGGGCAAAACGGTATCAATCTCACAGTTAATCTGGCCTACTATCTCAACCTTGTGAGAAACAAGGCCACCTTGTTGGGTGTAAATGTGGCTGTGGCGCCCAACTTTTATGCTGCTCGTTCAGTGATACAATGACTCGCTGGGCACAAGGCAACTACGACATACAGAACCCAGAAAAATACGTGGGACGAGGCCGGCCGCGCTATCGCAGTGGTTGGGAACTCAGCTTTATGCGATTCTGTGACACCAACGACAATGTGCTGCAATGGGCCAGCGAAAGCATCGCTATCCCCTACAGAAATCCCGTGACCGGCAAAGCCAGCCAGTATGTGCCTGACTTCCTGGTCACTTATCGCACCCGCGACAACACTGTGCGAGCTGAGCTCATCGAAATCAAGCCCAAAAAACAAAGTGTGATCGAAAGCAAAATGAACAGCCGAGATCGTGCAGTGGTGGCAGTGAACTACGCCAAGTGGGACGCAGCACAGAAATGGTGTCGCCGTAACGGTCTCACATTCCGAGTCATCACCGAATCCGATATGTTTCACAACGGATCCAAGTAGTCCATAAATATCCGCATGACGCGGAAACTCGAACAACTCTTTGATCTACCCGAAAGCGAAGACACAGCAGCCTGTGTCACAGACTTGCCCACTACTGCGGAAATAACCGCACAACAACAGCTGGCCAACATTGAAAGCACCATCGACAAGATTGATCTTGCCCTGCCAGCAGTGCGTGGGCTAGAAGCTTCGGATCAGGAAATGGATGAACTGGCCGACCTGGCACAAAACAGCTATCGTGACCTCATGGATCTAGGCATGCAAGTGGATGCGAGATTTGCCAGCGAGATATTTTCCGTGGCATCCAACATGCTGGGCCATGCTATCACGGCCAAAACTGCCAAGATGAACAAAAAACTCAAAATGATTGACCTGCAGATGAAAAAAATGCGGCTGGATCAGACCCAGCCCGAAGACACACAGGTGACCACAGCCGAAGGCACTGTGTTGAATCGCAACGATCTCCTGGAAAGATTGCTGCGTGGCAAAGATCAAAATCGTTGATCCGGCTAAATATAACATAGGATCAAAACCATGAAAACATTCGCAAAATATCTGGCAGAAAGCGAACGCACCTACAACTATCGCATCAAAGTGGTGGGTGATGTGGCTCCTGACTTTTTCAAAGAGCTCAAGGACAAACTGGCACAGTTTGACATCGTGACCATGTCTGCGGCCAAGACCACTCCGGTTAGAAAAGAAATTCCCGACTTTCCGGCCTTTCCCAATCAAGCCATGCACATCAGTGATGTGGAATTTCGCTATCCGGCCATCGAGCCGCAGATCAAACAGATAGCTCAACTGTTGGGCTTGGATCCCAATCGTATCGTTATGAACACCATCCGCTACGAAGATAGCTTGGATCAGGAAAGTGACAAGATCAAAGAGCTCAACAAAGATCTGCTCACCGACACTGATCTTCCAGTGCCCGATGCTGAACAACGAGCCCTGAAAAAAGACTACAGTGCTGAACCCCACGATCATGTGGTGCTGAAAAACGCTTACCGCAGTGATTTCACAGTGGCCGGAGGCAAAACACCCCCTGCCCGGACCACCAATGATTTGCCACAGGGCACCAAAAGCCCCATGACCACGATCAAGCGTCCGCCCAAGCCAGCCACTGGCGCCAACCCAAGAGGATAGAACCATGAGTTTTTTCTACGACATCAACAAAAGACTTAACAGCCTGCTCAACGAAGGCCGAGGCAGCAAACCAGATTTTCTGGATCTTGACAAAGACGGTGATAAAACTGAGCCCATGAAACAGGCTGCACGGGAAGTGGATGAAGGCAGCACCGGCGACTATTCGGCTACAAAAGCCCGTGCTGGCAAAGACATCGGCAAGCCCGGCAAGCAGTTTGGCAAGATTGCTGCCGATGCTGCCAAGCGTTACGGATCAAAAGAGCGCGGCGAAAAGGTAGCTGGTGCTGTGCTGGCCAAACTGCGTGCCAAAGAAAGCATTGACGAAGCTGACATGGAAGAAGGCAATGAATTTTCAGGCGCTCTGGCCAAGGCCAAATCAACCGGAGCCAAGAGTTTTGAGGTAGATGGTCGCGAATATCCAGTCAAAGAAGGAAAAACCGAATATGATCCCGTTACCGGAGTCACACGACATCGCGGCAGCTACGGTACAGAATATCAAGGCGACGATGGTGACGACGATGACTTTGATCAATTTGGAAACAGAAAGCCTGGCGCTAAGAAGAAAGCCGCAGTGGATCCCACAGCACCCAAGCGTGGTCGTGGTCGTCCCAAAGGCACAGGTCGTGCTATCGGCGCCAAAGGACCCACAGGCAAAAGCAAGCTCATGCGTGAAGAGGACATGGAAGAAGCCATTGGCGATCCCGAGGGTCGTGGCGAGCGAGAAGCACAGCGTCGGCAGCTGGCAACCGATCACAAAAAGCTCAATGATCTTGAGAAGCGTGCCTTAGAAAAAGCCAAGCAGACCAAGCTCCCTGCCAAGAAGACCATGGGCGAAGACTACGACAAAGACGAGTACGACGAAGAAGGCGAAATGGCCAAGAGCTTTCTGCGCACCATCGAAGATGCTGCCGAAGAACTGCAGAGCATCCTTTCTGACGATGAAAATCTTCCAGAGTGGGTGCAAAAGAAAATCACCTTGGCCAAAGAGTATGTAGACACAGCCCGAGACTATCTCGCTGCCAATCGTCCCGAAGATGCAATGGTGGCTGAGAAAGCCGTGAGCAAGGCTCAGCGTGCTGCTGCTGGTATCGCCCGTGCCGCACAAAAAGGCGACATTCCCAAGTCAGAACTGCGTGGTGCCTCCAAAGAGATGGCCAAGATGGAGCCCAAAGAACTCCGGAAGTTCGCCAAGACCCGAGAAAAAGGACTTCCCGAGAAAGTCCGAGAAGTTGATATGGGCCAAGCCGATGCTCGCAAGACCTCTCCTTCCAGCAAAGAACACAACGATAAAGTTTTTGCCAATGCTCGCGAACGATCAAAAAAAGAACGTGCTGAGCACGAGGCAAAACAAAAAGAAAAATCAGTCGAAGAGACCACCGTAGCAGGGTCAGTGGCCACCACTGAAGCTGAACCCAAAGGTAAATCAGGCGGCATGCAGTTTGGCAAAGGTATCTATGATAGCTGGAATCGCGAACTTGAAAGCATGATCGCTGAAAGCATGACAGTGAATCTCACAGTGAGCTCCGAGCACGGCAAGAATCTCACCGTCACAGCCACCGACGAAGATGCTGACAAACTGGCCGCCATGCTGAACCTAGCTGGCATGGGCCGCATGCATTCAACTTGCCCACGTTGCGGCCAATCACCTTGTGCCTGTGACAGCGAGATCGTGGATGAAAATCAGCCCGACTGGCCCACCAACACTGAAATCAGCCAAGATGCTATGCAGTATTCCGGCGGACTCAACAAGCCCAAGCGCGATGTGGCCGGCGATGGACAGAGCACGGTACCTGTGACTGCGATCAGCTCGGTGAACGAAGATGATCTGGCTCGCATGCGTGCCATGGCCGGGGTCAAATCCTAAGGATCAACGATGAAATCATTCCGTGAATATCTCGCCGAGTCTGAATATGCTGTGTCTGCACCCGTGGCCGGCGATGCTGTGATTTTCAACATCAGAGAAGAATGTCTGGTAGAAAGCGCAGTGATCGAAAGCAGTGAAGGTCGTGTGATCATTGATGCTGACTCTGTGATGATGGAGATCCTCGAAGACTACGGTCTGGTAGAAGGCTACACCACTGACATGGATCAAGCCGAATCCGAAGCCGATGCTGCCATGCACAGTCTTGATGAAGGTGTGATGAGTGCCATTGATCAAGACCTGCAAGACATCGCTGCCAGCGAAGACTTTGACCAGCTCTATGATGCACTCAATGGTGGCCGAGGTGGAGCCACTGCTGCCTGGCTGCAAGATAAATTTGCACGCATCGCGCAGCATCGTAGATTGCATCCCGACGATCAAGAAGAAGACATCATCGAGATCATGATGGATCAACTGGTCAAAGACTACGGCGACACTGATCTGCCATTGCGCCCCATGGACGAAGCTGAATATCAAGGCCGCAAGGTCAAGCTGGGCAAGCCCATGCGCGGTGATGTCAAAAAGTTCAAAGTGTATGTCAAGGATCCTGCCACTGGCAACATCAAGAAAGTGAACTTTGGTGATCCCAACATGCGCATCAAGAAAAACATACCCGGACGCAGAAAGAATTTCCGTGCCCGTCATCGTTGTGCAACCCCAGGTCCACGCACCAAGGCCAGATACTGGTCGTGCCGGATGTGGTAAGGAGAACCCATGAGCTACAAACCTGTTGAAACACCATTGACTACACCTGTGCAGCCCAATCCGCACTCGCCGGCGCAGCAGGGCTATCGTCCACAACCTGTGGAGATTCCCGGCGTTCTTGATCAAACTCGTCGACTCTATCAGCCCTATAATGGGCAGCCCAAGGGAGATCAGTGATGGCCAATGTGTACACTAGCCTGGCTAATGCCACGGTCTACACCGACAAGCTGAGAGTCAGTACCGGCAACACAGCAGTGACCTATCAGGTCTATGCTGTGGCCCTGGGCTCGGCCTCGCCGGTAGGCAATCTCTATTCGGCGGCCATTTCTATCCCGGCCAGCACCACGCAGGATCTCTATGCCGGTGCCGGCAACAAGGTCACTATCGCAGGCAGCAACTGGACTGCTTTGGAACTGGGC